TCATCCCCACCTACATAACTTTCATAAAAGAACTGCCAGCGATCTCTATTGCGTGTCCAAATAAAATGACTACTGGCCAGTGCCGCGTAGTCATCTTGTAAAATAATGTTGTTGCCTGTGCCCATCGTTAGTTCCTATTTTATGCGTCCAGACACGAATGTCTGAAGGTTCTATATTTTGTCTGATAGGGAATAGATAATCTATCATATAACGCAGTGCGTCTGTGATATGATCCCATTCTCCTTTGTCTGGAATGTGTGTGCCTTCTTTGTAAGTATGCCTCTCCAGACTTGTAGTAAGATATTTACATTGAGGTGCTATAAAACATCTAATAGTATCCGCATTACTGCGAAAAAGACTATTCACAGCGTTGATACCATCACGCACAGAGTTATGACTGCGAGGTGCTAATACGGTAAAACCTGCGTTACGCAAAATAGTATGATCTGTCCTACCCGCAGAAGAAGTTTTACGAGCAGCACCCGCAGGATCAGGATAGCAGACAATACGATTTTGAGGATAGCGTGTTTTTATTTCCTCAACCATTTCATCTGTGTTTGAACTGGGTATGTGTATCTCATCTATGATGTGAAGTCCTGTCTTAGTTTTTACAGCAATCACACTACACATAGGCGACACATTAAAATCTAAACCGCAGTGTAGTTCGTAGGGAACTGATCCTTCCCAGGGCCGTATATGATCCTTACGATCAAAACTATAATAGACACGACCTGAGAAGTTTTCAAATGACGCTTCATACTCTTGACGAAAAGTTTTTGTATCTAATGTCCTTTTCGCGGCTTCTATCTCTTCAGGGGGAACACGCCCACCTTCAATAGTGGTGTATTGAAATGAACGCCATTCATCAGGATATTGTTGATCTAATGTCCATAGGTCGTGTGCCCAGTTTAGCCCCTTAGGTGTTCCCAAGAATAGAGCGTGCCCGCCTTTGTCAGATAGTGTAGGACGCAGTGTTTCATACCAGGCCTCTGGTGATATGTCCGCAAACTCATCTAACACAAGAAAGTCTAAGCCCACACCTCTAAGGCTGTCATAGTTGTCAGCCCCTTTAAGACTGATAGTGCTTTGATTTTTTAGTTCAAGTGTGAGTTCTGTTTCATTGATCTTTGAGACCCAGTTTAGGTTTGAAAGTATGCGTTTGAGTTTTTTCCAACCTACAAGTTTAGCCTGGCGATACGAAGGATATACAGCCCAGCAGACACGATTAGGTTGGCGAGCATACCAAGCCAGTTGGCGAATACCTAAATGTGTTTTGCCAAAACGGCGACCTGATACCACAACCTTAAATCTTTGTGGTGCTTTAATAATAGTCTGTTGTGGAACGCTGAGCGTCATTCCAGTTTTGAGTCATCCCAGGGTAAGGGTTGAAGTGCCTCAGAGTTGATGGGATTATCTGATTGTCCCAAAATATTCTTTCCCAACCAGATTAAAAGGGTAGGATTGCCGCTGAGTGCGAGATTGATTTGAGCACGGCGTAGGCTCTGTTTGAGATGCTCCCTACCTGTGGTAAGTTCAGGTTGAAAGTTATAGGTCAGAGTATTTTCATCTATGCCAAACCAGGCACAGATTTCGTGATCCTTACAGCCTATTTGAGCAAGTTTGAAAACTTCACGAGGAGGTATGACTTTCTTGTCTCTACCAACTATGACACCTTCAACTTCTACTACACCAAGGCGACGCCGCTTTGCCTCTTTGTAGCGAGGCTTTTTATCAGTTGATTCTTCCATACTGATATTTACAGCAGGAGGACTAAAAGTCAAAAAAAATCCCGCTTTTTCTGCGGGATTTTCCTTACTGCTAACTTTTAGAAGATTGTTCTATGTGAAACCTTTTCACACAGAGTTATTATAGATATAATATTACATTTTGTCAAGCATTTTATCAATCTCAAGAATCTTACGATGAACACGCTGTCTTACTTCTTCATTCTCAAACTGAGTCTTATACCACGACATATGATCAAATGTGCCTCCACGCTTTAACTCATCCCAACCTAAGAATGTTTTAGCATAACGGATAGTGGCAACACGCATATATTCGCCAACCCAACGACGCTGTGTGCGACCTTGATATTTCTTTGTGATATGTTGATGATTGGAAATATTAGAATCTTGTTTAGCATCTTGAAGTGTAGGCCTCAATGAGATTTCCACAGCACTGAAGATTATAGCACCCTGCTTTATGGGAAAGAACAACTCCTTATCGTTATTGCTCTTATCATCCAAATAAAGACTGGCACTTTCTTCAGCCCAACAATCAACCTGCTCAATGGTTAGAGGTCTTTGACAGCGTTCATTCCAACGCTTGACAAAATGGTAGGTCAGTCTCACAGAAGGGGTAGTGAAGGTCATACCAGGCTTATTCTCATATCCATTCTCAGGGATTGACATTTCACCACCTGATACTGCGAACATACTGCGTGAGGCATTATGATATCTAACCACAGGTATTAGTCCTCTATCTGTGAGGTAAAAACAACCTTGACCAATATCTGCCTTGGTATCTATAAGATGTTTGACTGCTTCTGGGCGTGAGTTAAAATATTCATATATACTGGCCTTGCTCAACTCCCTATCCCAGACATAACGATTTACTGAATCCATTTTATTCTCCTTGTTGTGTATTTATATTTTACTACAGGAACATATACAATAATAGCAGTTTTTTGCTCATTTTTAGAGTAGTGTATAATAGTGTGTTTTGCCTGAACGATCCGCAATCACAATACCCCACTCAATAAGGTCATTCAAAATACGAGTTGTCGCATAGCCTTTGTGAGCACTCTTGTTCCAGTCTCCTATTTGAGCACGGTCTCTCAATGTAGGGCCGCTTTCAGGCACTCCAGGTTGGGTGAATGCTCTAATCATACGGATGTGTTCAAATGTCAGTTTCATTTTTATACCTCCGTTGAAAGGTATGCTATTACGAGTTTTTTCTTTAGGTGTTCGCTACTGACTTTGCCCCATCGCCGTAGTTGTGTGCTAAAGGCTATTTTTTCATATTTGTCAAACTTGTTATAGATAGCCTCAGGTATATTATGTTGTCTTAAAACCTGTCGTGTGCGTTTTGCGATTTGCGATTTTAATCTGTTTCATCTATTAGTCCTCTATATGTGTTTGTGTTTTACTACTCTATGAGTATAGCAAATATGTGGCGCTGAGTCTGTAGTCTATGTGCCACACTTTGCTCATTATATGTTAGTCAAAAATGTGATGAAGATCACTGAGTTCTTTATCTGAGAATCCAGACTTAGTTTCAGAATGAATAATATCTAAATAAAGTTGATAGCAGAGTTCATATTGACTTTGCCAGTTCTTTTTTACGGTTTCTGTAAATGGTCTAACCCAAAGATTCTGCTGATAGTCCTTTAACATTTGATCTCTATGCGGGTTAAAACCGCTCAACGGAATACCAGCCATATTACTACGAGCAATCATACTCAATATATGGGGCAGTTTTCTATCATCGCCATAGGCACTCTTGAATATATACGATTCCTTATCCCAGGAGTGGTCTAACATAGGAACAATAGTGATACCTTCTTCTTTATCTTCTACTACTAAAAAGTTCAAACGATATGAACCACCTCCAAAGGCTCTAAACGGTGCGTGTCCGCTCATATTCTCATAGTAGTTCATAGCCATACGCTCTAATGAGTTATAGAGATTAAATGACTGACTTTCTACTCCACCAAATGCCTTTTCATATACTCTCAGATGACGAACATAAAGTTCTTCAGATTCATCTTCTTCTATACTCTTTAGATATGCTTCAGCACCTGGATAATCTTCAGGTGTCAGCGTGGGCTGAAATATACTATAAGTTCTATTTTTAGTCTCAAACTTAAACAACAGATTGAAACCATTGTTTATATCTTTTAACTGCTCCAATACTATAGCATTAGAGCCTGCCTTTAACTGCTCAATCTCTGCCTTGCGGCGTTTTGCCTGTCCCATTTGTAAAGTCCTCTAAAAAGTTAGTAGCAAGTCGCTACATTTATATAATAGCAAAAAGAGGGAGCCTTGTCAAGGGCTCCTGTAGTGTGTTGTTAAACAGCAACGGTCTCACGCTTACGCACGGAGATAACCACTTCATAACCGTTAGACTCAAGCCACTCAGTATCAACTTTCAAAACATCTGGATGTAGGTCTTCGTCAAACTCTCTTTCGTGGTGAGCACGACCTACATCAATGTCAGCATCATAGTCATTGAACTCAATAGCATCCTCATATTCGTGAATGTTATCTTGAAGCCACTCCCTTGCTGTTTCTTCATTGGGAGCCATAACCTTGACGGTAGTTGAAAGGGTTTTTTCTACACATAAACTATAAACACGCATTTTATATCTCTCTAAAAAGTTAGTAGCAAGTCGCTACATTTATATAATAGCAAAAAGTTAAATCAGTGTCAATAATACCTGTTGTAAAAAACTGACATCAGTTGATCTTTGCGGGATCAAAGGCCAGTGCGATTGGACGATCATTACCAATGTGATCATATACAGCAAGACAGACCAAATCTTGATCAAAGATTTCTTTAGTATAGATCTCACCAAAAGGATCTCTGCTAATACCATTACTGATGATGTCAGGTAGCATATCACTAAGAGTCTTGCTTAGGATTTCTACCATTTTTTGAGCATCTGTTTTTGTCCATAACTTGCGGGCTTTTTTGATATCTCGCCTTAGTTCTTTGTCTGTATATTGAACGCAGGCACCCTTGACTCCGTGAAATGACAGATTGATAGTGATGTTCATTTAGGCTTCTCTGTGTTAGTAGCAAGTCGCTACATTCATATAATAGCAAATATCTATACCTGACTCAATCGTAGGGGTATTTGTGTTGCGTTTTAGCCACAATGTGTGAGTTTTTTACAACTCAAACTTCAGTTGTATTGACAGCACTACAAGTATTTGTTATATTGTAAATGTAGCAAGCAATCACGCTTCTACTAACTTTTAGAAAGAGATTATTATGCTTATGAGAAAACTTTATACAGAAAGACAAGACTGCGAACGAGACATTGTTGAAGTTTCGCAAGACTTCATTGATATTTGTAGTTTTATTCGTAGTCAAACTACAGAACACTGCGATCAATATACTTTAGAACACTTTGATACACTGCTTAGAAAAAATGTTCTACATAACTTTGATGAATTCAATGAGATGACAAGTTATGATATTCAGTTTGCTGTCTATGATTACTTAGATGAGAATATTTCAGCAGACTAAACGCTGTTAGAACATTCGCAAGCACAGCGTAATGCTGTGCTTTTTTTTGACTACGC